TTTTTTTCATGTTAAGTTAATTACTTTGTAGTTTTTGTGTACTCAACACCACGATACCTTAGTTTTACAGTCATTGTAATACTCCAGTACCACACCCCCGTTCCATGATGTGGTTTCATGCGTTCTTCCTAAGAAGAATGAACGGACGTGGCGTGAGTTGGCTTCTACTGATTCGACAATCGAGCCGCCAAAGTTTTATGCTGTATAACTTTTCTTTTTCTTCTTCTTAGCTAGAGGTAAGTTAACACCACCTTTAAGTCCTTTGTACTTTTCATCTATTTTATCAGATGCTCCAGGGTTACCCCTCTTCAATCTTTCAACATCACCTGGTGTCATACCACCTAAGCCAGTAGTTTTCTTACCAGGTATATTGAAGCTTGGTCCGCCAGCTATCAGAAGATCCTTTTTAGTTTTCTTTTTAGCCATATTCTTTATTAGGTAAAGCCGCTAAGTCAAGCGGGAAATTGTGTGCGTTTCTTTCATGCATCACTTCCATACCTAGGTTGGCACGGTTGAGCACATCTGCCCAAGTCGGCACCACCCTTCCGCTAGAGTCGAGTATAGACTGGTTGAAGTTAAACCCGTTAAGATTGAATGCCATAGTGGAGACCCCCATGGAGGTAAACCATATGCAAGTGACGGGGAAAACAGCAAGGAAGAAATGAAGAGCACGAGAATTATTAAAGCTAGCATATTGGAAAATTAACCTCCCGAAGTAGCCATGAGCAGCGACGATGTTATACGTCTCTTCCTCTTGACCAAATTTATAACCATAATTCTGAGATTCATTCTCAGTAGTCTCTCTAACGATTGAGGAAGTAACGAGACTTCCGTGCATAGCAGCGAAAAGAGCACCCCCGAACATCCCAATAACACCGAGCATATGGAATGGATGCATAAGTATATTGTGTTCGGCTTGGAATACGAACATAAAATTGAAAGTACCGGAAATACCAAGAGGCATACCATCAGAGAAACTCCCCTGACCAAACGGGTACACTAAGAACACAGCAAATGCTGCTGAGACTGGTGCTGAGTAAGCGACTGCTATCCATGGTCGCATCCCTAATCGGTAACTAAGTTCCCATTGTCGTCCCATGTAAGCTGAGATACCAATGAGGAAGTGCATGATAATGAGTTGATAAGGTCCACCATTGTAGAGCCATTCGTCAATGTTTGC